TAAGCACTAGGGTATACTTTAAATTTTCTTTTCGCTGCTGATTTACCTTTTGCACAAAGTTTTGCCATTATGCTTTTACCGTTTTATTTTTTTTATTTTTCTTAGGTTTAGGTATTACACCTTTTGCCATAAGAACATCTTTTTTAGTAATTTTTCCATCGCCAGAATGATCTGGGAAAGTACCTTTACTAAACATTTTTCTTGTTTGTTTATTAAATCTTCTATTTGCCATTTTTTGCTCCTTTAAATATTTGTGTTCCTTTTATACCATAAATACTTGCTACTACAAGTATCCATAAATTAGTAAACCATTTAGGAAGCTCTGAGAACATCTCAAAAAACAATTTTACCTTGTCCATTGCAGTTGGATCGTCCGATACCACTGCCCAGGCCAAAATTGCGATTGGCAAACTGAGGATTACTAATACTGCCTCGTCCTTCCAGTCGGATTGTCTCGACTCTAAAAGTTTTCCTTGGTAAGCTTCCTCACCACGGGCCATTTTTGATGCATGCATAAGCTGTGCATCAGACATTGCCATCTTCGTCTTCTGNNNGTTAGCATAAATTTTACTACCAGCAGAAACGGCTAATTTAATTGCCGAGAACCACATATTAGTACCAGGTTACGTCTTTTTGTTTTCTTGCGGCACCCGAACCTTTAACGGGATTTTTATTACCTTCGTTAATAAGATTTTTGCCTCTAATACTAGTTTCAGATCTTGGATCAGTAATAACTTTACCTTCTTCCATCTTAACTGGTTTAGATTTTTTGTAATTCATCATATTTTTTTCTCCTAGTTGTATTGTTATCTTATTTTGAGTCTTTTTTAAAGCTATTTGACATTTGTTGTTTAACAATTGACGTTTGAGAACGTAATTCTGCTAAATCTTCGTTCTGTTCTAGCTTATCATCGCTAATTTCTTTAGCTTGCACTAATTTTGCTCTATCAATGTTAAATTTTTCTTCATCTGCTTCTGCTTTACGTTGATTTTCCATTGCTCTAAGGTCAACTTCTCTTGATTTTAGTTTTATTAATGGATCTGAATCAAATTGTGATGTAATTTCTTTTTCTTCCTTCATAAAATCAGCCATTGACTCTGCAATCAACACAGCTTTTCTTGCTTCCATGTCCATATTCATTTTTTGCAGTTGTTGTTGCACTTGCATATTCTGTGGATTCATTTGTGCTTGTTGTTGTAGCATTTGTGCTTGTTTCATCATGTCTTCAAACTCTAATTCAATTTGTTCTTGAGCCATTAAACTTATGTGTTCTAAAATATTTTTATGCATTGCCGCCATTACTGGTGGATTATTTCTAACTAGGTTAGTTGCCATAAAATTTAAATGCGCTGTTATGTGTGCCGTGTGATCTTGTCCTCTATATGCTTCAAAAGGTTTACCACCTAAAGCATCAATGTGTTCCAACGCAGGATCCTTTGGTGCTTTTGGAGCAGGTGGTGGTAATATTTGATCAATGTCTTTTACACCAAGTGCTTGATACATATTTCTATAAACTTGATTTAAGTTATGGATTTGTGGATTAGATGTAGCTAATTGTAATTCTGTTTGAGCTAAAGATATTCTTTGTGTCATAGAAAATATATTTGGATCTGCAACAGGTAATATATCTACTCTTTCATCAAAGTCTGTTTGTTTAATTGTTTTTTCACCGCCGACAACATCGTAAGGATATTCTGGTGGTAAATAACTTTTAAATACATTTGCTAATAATTTAAATTCTTTTCTAAGACCTGAATATAATCTTTTGTGTATAGCAGACATAACTCTTGATCCACGTTCTAATAACGCAACTGTTGTTCCAACAGCAGCTTGTTGATTGCCGTCACCAACTTGCATATCTGCAATAGATGCAAATCTTTGTCCTGCTTGAACTACAATACCCATTAATTGTAATAATGTTTGAGAGGGTTCTTTGTAAGGTAATGGATAAAACGCATCTCTTAAATTTCCTCCCGGTGCATCTACATCTTTAAACTCACCTGGTTGTATTGGCGATGCTTCGTCTCTAACTCTTACACCTCTTTGTTTAAAACCAGCTGGTAAATTAGATAATGTACCTGCATCCAACAATTGACGGAGAGCAGCCGTTGCCGTTCTGCTTAATCCGCCAATCATATGAATTAATCCAAGTCCGTAAAATCCAAGTCCTGGCAGAAATTTAAAGTGGACGAAATATTGAATTTTATTTTTTGTTGGATCATCTGCAGCAAAGTTTCTTCTAATAGAAAGAACTTTTCCGCTACCTTCTTCAATTGTTACAATGTAAGGTAATTTTATTCCTGTTGGTTCATTATTTTCACCAACATCTTCAAAACCTTCTAAATCTAAATTAACATGGCATTCTAATAATGTATAAATATTTTCTTGTCTTCCCGTGGCTTTAGTTCCTTCTAATTCTCTTTCTTTGTCAGTAACTTTATCTTCCATTTTAGATGGTAGTTGTAATTCTACGTCAGTATAAAAACCGCCAACTTGTTGTTTACGTAAATCGTTTTCAGACATTTTAATAACGTGTATAATAGCTTCGGCATCATCTAATGATGTTGCTGTGTAAGGAACAACTAAATCATCTGCGGGTACAAATTTAGATACGGCTCTTCTTAATAAATCATCGTAGTAAACTTTTTTAAAAGCAGATCCCGATAGTGGTAAATAAAATAACATTTGATCAAACTCTGGTTCATACTCTTCCATTTTTTCCATGATTTGATAATTCATAAAATCTTTTACTCTTTGAGCTTGTTGTTCTTTTGCTTGATCTACTTTACCTAAAATTTGTGATCTAACTGGTCCCTCAGAAGGTAATAATTCTTTGTAAGCTCCAGCTTGAAATTGTGTAACCGCTTCTGCTAACACAGGATGTGTTGCGCCCGATGCACCTTGGAAAGGTTCTGCTCTGTTGTTGTATTTAAATCCAAGTAAGTCAAGCCCTTCAACATAAGCTTGTTCCCACTCTTTTCTAGAAGTTTTATATTCAGCATAGTCTGATCTCATGTTTAATCCAATAGGACTTAAAATTTCTTCAGGTAATAATTCTGCTAAATTGTCAAAATGATTTTCTGTTCCTGGAATATTTACTTTTCCTGGTTCAAAGTTTAATTCAACACCGCCGTCTTCCATTGGTGTGACTTCTACTGGTTGTTCGGGTTGTTGTTCTTGTGTTTCCTCAACGTCAACTTCCGGTCCATCTATCTCAACGGACGTTCTAATGCTGTTGGGGAGTGATTTATCTATCTCTGCCATTTATACTCCTAGTATTGTTTAGCACGTTTTAATATTAAAGCCAAGCCTTGAGAATTAGGTCCTGACGTTGGTGGAGGCCCGGAATTATCCCCAGCTAACTTCATAATACCACCGCCCGCTTTTTCTGATCTGTATTTTATTCTATTCATAGTGTCTTTAAACATATCGTCTCCTTTAAGAAGATTAATTTCTGCGGGGTCTTTTAAAATTTTTTTTAACATACCTTGACCAAGCCCTGCTGGATTAAGTCCCATTTCTCCTAATTCTTTTAAGCTGTATTTTTTACCGTCTTTAGATAACAACTCAAGTATATCATCAATAGAGTCTAAACCAACTTCACTATCCATATCGCCACGTCTGTCTGGATAACCTGTAACTTCTTCATATTCATCTATAGATTTTACACTTTTACCAGTTTTTTCATCAACAATATCTTTTCCTGGTGAATATGACATATTTGATTCTTTATATCCGCCAGTTGAATTAGAGTCTGTTATACGTATTTCTCCAGTGCTTATATCTTCGTACATTGTATATCCGTTGTAATCATAAACTTTCTGTCTTTCAACTGTTGAAGCTGCATCTGAAACATCATCGCCTGATTTTCTAATCAAACTTACAAAGTCAAAAAAGTATTTTGGTGTCCCACCTGCAGTTACTATTTTAGCAGGAACTTTAGAAGCTACTTTAGCTGTTGTAGTTAATAAATTATCTAAACCTAAAACTTTTGCTAAACCAATCATTCCTCCTAGTGCAACTGTTTTATTAAAATCTCTTCTAGATTCACCGGCGGCACTTATTTTTTCTTCCATTTGTGCTTTAATTTTAGGAAAGTTTTTGCCTGAGATTTTTTGAAGTTCTTTTATTCCGGATTTAGTTAATTTTCCAGCAGCAGTAAAATATCCAATCGCGGTTGCTGGACCGAGAAGTTCTGTTCCAAGTTCTAACATATCTCCATAATATTTTTGAGATCCTGTAGCCTTAGCATCACTTTCATCAATTAA